TAGGCACTTACACTACTTCAGGAACTACGTTATCCAGAACTACCATACTTGAATCTAGCAATGCTGGAGCAGCACTGACATTATCAGGAACAAGTAACGTATTCTGTACATACCCTGCCGAGAAAGCAGTGATATTAAATGGCACAGTGATTAATGATGCTAATGTAGTTGCTACAGCAAACATTGTTGATGATGCTGTAACTGCAGATAAACTAGCTAATTCAATTAATACTGATATTGCTACTGGTGTTACAGCAGATACAACAGCTAATGCAGCATTACCTAAAGCTGGTGGTACTATGACAGGTAATATTGTCTTGGGTGCTAGTACCGTAGGTGGTCTACAAATAACAACCACAGCTACTTCAAATATTGGACTAGGAACTAGTGCTGTAGATTCAATTACTACAGGTGATTACAATGTAGGTGTAGGTGATGATGCCTTAACAGCGACTACCGAGGGTAGTAACAACGTAGCAGTGGGCTACCAATCTTTATATTTAAATACTACAGGTGCTGAAAATATAGCAGTTGGCAGAAGTTCTCTCTATAGTAATACCTCTGGTTCTAACAATACAGCATTAGGGCGTCAAGCCCTCTTCGCCAATACCACAGCATCAAGTAATACTGCCGTTGGTTATCAGTCGTTAATAGCAAATACTACAGGTGATAATAATACAGCTCTTGGCTATCAGGCAGTAGGTTCTAATACAACTGGAGCTGAAAACACAGCTCTTGGTAAAAATGCTTTATATAGTAATACTACAGGTAGTAATAATACAGCATTAGGTAGACAAGCTTTAACTAATAATACCGCATCTAACAACACAGGTGTTGGTTATCAGTCTTTATATACCAATACTACAGGTTCTGGTCTTACAGCTCTTGGGTATAAATCTTTATATGCTAATACCACAGGAGCTGAAAACACAGCTCTTGGCAGAAATGCTATGCTAACAAATACTACTGGAGCGTATAACATAGGTATAGGTAGAGATGCTTTACTAGACAATACAACTGGTAGCTACAACGTAGCTATTGGAATACAGGCATTAGAAAATAATACTACAGCATCTAATAACATAGCATTAGGTTCTTATGCTTTACAGGATAATGTTACAGGAGCTCATAACGTAGCTTTAGGTCATCAAGCATTAACAAATAATACAGCTTCTTACAATACTGCTGTTGGTAAAGAATCTTTAAAGGCTAATACTACTGCAGGCTATAACACAGCAGTGGGTTATCAATCTTTATTAAGTAATACCACAGGTGCTTATAACGTAGCTGTAGGTTATCAGACTTTAGATGCTAACACGACAGGAGCTAGTAACGTATCAGTAGGTAGGGAGGCTTTAACAGCTAATACCACAGCATCCGATAATACTGCAATAGGTGACAACTCTTTGCATAGTAATACCACAGGAGCAGGTAATTCAGCATTAGGTAAGGATGCATTAAGGACTAACACTACTGGTCTAGGCAACACAGCTATTGGTTGGAATTCTTTAAAAGCCAATACCACAGCTGGTAACAACGCAGCTCTTGGTAATGGTGCTTTACGCACCAATACAACAGGTACTAGTAATGTAGCAATAGGATTAAGTTCTTTATATTATAATACTACAGGTAGTTATAACACTGCCATAGGTGCCACTGCATTAATAGCAAATACTACAGGTAATGACAATACTGTATTAGGTCAGAATGCATTTACTGGGAACACCACTGGTAGTCATAATATTGCCATAGGGAAGTCAACTGGACTTGCTAATACAACTGGTAACTTTAGTACCTATATTGGTTATAATGCTAATGCCTCTAGTGCTGGTACTACTGGAGAATTATATTTAAGTGCAAATAATGGTGGAACAGGCAAAGGCAGTAGTACAGGATTTATTAATCCTAATAGTGGTGGGGTTTATCAAGGCAATAACTCATCAGCATGGTCAACAGTTTCTGATGAAAGACTTAAAAAGAATATTGTAGATAATAATGATGGTCTTGATAAAATTAACCAAATACAGATTAGAAACTTTGAGTATAGACCTGCAAGTGAAGTTACTGATTTACCTGAAACATCTGTAATAGAAAAACAGGGTGTACAGCTTGGTGTTATTGCTCAAGAGATACAAGAAGTTTTACCAGAGATGGTAAAGGAAGAGTCTACGGGTGTTCTATCTGTAGAAACAGGCAACTTATCTTGGTATTTAATCAATGCCGTTAAAGAACTCTCTGCGAAAGTAGAGGAATTACAAACTGAAATTAACACTTTGAAAGGAAATTAAAATGGAAGATAATATTGTATTAGATGTACCAAGCACTGAAGAAGTAGCACAACATTATTCAGCAATGCTAGATTCAGTAACACTGCTTGACAGTATGAGAAATAACCCGCCATTAGATATGGATACAGAGGAAGTAACAGATTGCATAGCTAGAAATGTAGAGCATCTTGAACTTATGGTTGCTAAAGATTTCTGGACAGTAGAGGATATGACGACAGTTAATAATGCTATTGCAGGCTAATGTTAGCTAAAATATTATTAGTAACAACTCTACTCCTTTCTTTTAGTTATACACAGGTATCAGCAGAAACAGACCTTCCTGATATTATGGTAATGACAACAGAGGTAGGGACAGTAACGCTAACAGAGAAGGCTTGCTCATTCCCAGTGCTACTTAACATGCCATATGAAATTATTGCTACAGAAAATGGTAATAGTCATACAGGTTGTTGGAATACTAAATTAGGGGATACTCATATATATGTAGCCTTTCCTGATGATGTACAGAACCAAGTGATTCCCATGCCAAAGAAATGGTTTAGTGGTGTAGATGTGGAAGCTTTATAAATTGACAATAATTAATAAGGGTTAGAGATGTTTGGCATAAGTGCATTTTCACAGTCACCGTATAGTTCTTTAGCTGGAGGCACTCTTCTTGGAGTTGCAGTCATTGCAGCTACAGCAACAGTTACAGTGGTTACTGTTGGAACACCAGTATTTGGTACAGCAGGAATAAGTGGCACAGGAACATTTACTGCAGTATCCTCTGGTCAGATTATTAGTGGTAATGGCTCAATAAGTGGAACAGCATTACTAGAGGCAGTCACAACAGGTCAATTAGTTACCAGTAGTGCTTCGGTAAACGGAACGGCTACAGTAACAGCAATCTCTAGTGGTCAGTTAGTATTTGGTGTAGGTAGTGTATCTGGAGCAGCAACCCTTACAGCATTAGGCAGTGAATTATTTTTAGGCAGTGCATCTGTATTAGGCGCTGGTACTCTATCAGCTTCCCCATCAGCCATAAGAGATGGCATAGGTTCATTTTCAGCAACAGCAATATTAACTGCTGATGGACATATTCAGGGTAATAATTGGACAACCGTTGCAGTCGGAACTAACACATGGACAACAGAAACAGCAGGAACAAATACTTGGACAACTGTCCCCACAGGAACTAACACATGGTTAAGGAAAGGATAAATTATGAGCAGAACTAAAGTAAGTGAATGGTCAGCAACCGCTGCATCAAATACTGATATAAATGGTATCAATATAAATGAAGGATGTCCGCCCTCGACACTGAATAATATGGGCAGAGAGCTCATGTCGCAAGTTAAGAAATTTCAGGATGGCTCTAGTCTTGACAGCTTAACTAATGCTGGCACACTAACCTCTTCAGGGACTCTTGCAGTAACAGGTAATTTAACGCTAGATGGTGCATCAGGCACTTCAGGGCAATTTTTAACATCTGCTGGAAGTGGAGCAACCCCCACATGGGGAACTACCTTTGTTGCTGGTATGATTATGTTATGGTCTGGGTCTACAGCCTCTATTCCTGCTGGATGGTTATTATGTAATGGAACAAGCTCAACCCCTGATTTACGAGATAGGTTTGTTGTAGGAGCAGGCTCTACTTATGCAGTAGATGCGACAGGAGGAAGTGCAAATGCTGTTGTAGTAAGCCATACACATACAGCTACAGTTACAGACCCTGGACATACCCACCCATATACAAGAGCAAACCTCACTATTAATGCAGATGAGTCTGGTAGTAGGGCTGGTAATTCTACAACCGTTAATACAAGTTCTGCAACAACAGGAATTACGGTAGCTAATAGCACTACAGGCGTAAGTGGAACTAATGCTAACTTACCTCCATACTATGCTCTTTGTTATATCCAAAAAACATAAAAATGAAAATATGTTCTAAATGCAATATTGAAAAGCCAAAAACTGAATTTTATAAAGAAAATAGAAGTAAGCAAGGAGTTCAGTCAATGTGCAAATTATGTTTTAAAAAATGGCAGCAATCTAATCAAGGTAAAATATCAGCAAGAAAAGCTCATTTATCACAAAAATATAATATTAGCTTGCAAGACTATGATGATTTATTATTAATGCAAAATCATTGTTGTGAAATATGTGGCGAAAATGTAGAAAATTGTGAAAAAGGTTCAGGAAACCGTTTAGCTGTTGACCATTGTCATAATACAAATAAAGTTCGTGGATTATTATGTTCGGCTTGTAATATTTTATTAGGCAAAGCAAAAGATAATATTTCAATATTGCAATCAGCAATTAACTATTTAACAATAAAGAGATAATATGCCAACAAAAAGATTACAATTTACAGATTGGTTGCCTGACCAACCATCTAACGCTGGCTCTATTATTGATGCTAAAAATGTCTATCCAGTATCTGTTGGATATGCTCCATTCACTAGTGCTGAAAATTATTCTGGTGCTGCTAGTGAAAACTTAAACTCGGTATTCGTTGCTAGGTACGGTGATGATGTTGCGGTATTTGCTGGCGGAGCAACCAAGTTATTTAATCTAAACAATACCACTCTCGCTTTAGCAGATGTATCTAAAGCTGGCGGATATGGTGGAACTGGTATATGGAAATTTGAGCAATTTGGTAAAGTAGTATTAGCAACTAATAACTCTGAAAAGATACAAGCATGGACAGTAGGAACGTCTACAGTATTCGCAGATGTTGCTGCTGCTGCTCCTATAGCTAAAGACATTGCTATTGTGAGGGACTTTGTATTCGCAGGTAATCTTGCAGGTGGTACAGATACTAACAAAGTACAGTGGTCAGATATTAATGATGAAACAGACTGGACTAGTGGTGCTACATCCCAATCAGATTATCAAATTATAGCCGATGGCGGAAACGTACAAGCTATTACAGGCGGTGAGTTTGGGTTAGTATTCTTACAAAGGGCTGTATTACGAGCTTCCTATGTAGGCTCACCTTTATTCTTCCAGTTTGATACTATATCAAGAGGACTAGGCTGTTTAGAAGGCAATTCAGTGGCACAGTATGGCTCTGTAAGCTTCTTTCTCTCTGATGATGGATGGTATTCAACAGACGGACAAACTATCACTCCTATAGGCTTGGAGAAAGTAGATAGGTGGTTTTTTGATGATGTCCTTCTAGCAAGTATTAATACTATGAGTGTTGCTGTTGACCCTATTAAAAATTTAGTGGTATGGAACTATGCTAACAATTCAGGAACAAGAAGTTTACTTATCTATAACTGGCAACTCCAGAAATGGACAAGAGGAAGCACTGTTTCAGATGTTGTAGGAACTATTGCAACCACAGGAACAACACTAGAAGGCATTACTAGCGAATCTGATGTAGCAGCAACAGCAACAGTTTCTGGTAAATCTTATACTATTGTCACGCTGGATGACGGTATCGGCGGTGCAACAACTGACTTTACTCTTATTGGAGCAACAGCAAATACTGTAGGTTTAACCTTTACTGCAACAGGTGCAGGTGCTGGAACAGGAACGGCTACCGATATGGCAGCAGCAGCCACAGCAAGCACAACACTAGAAACATTAGTTGCTTCACTAGACTCAAGACTCTTTCTTGGTGGTAAAGTTTTATTTTCTGGAGCTATTACTACTAAAATTGCAGTATTTACTGGCTTACCAATATCACCAGAGATTATTACATCAGATGTGGAGTCAGGATACAACAGTGTCGTAACATTAGCCCGACCACAGATAGATAATGGTAGTGCAGATGTTGCAGTTGCTAGTCGCAGAGAATTAGATGATGTCGTTATATTTAGTGATGATGTTACTACTACATCAGAAGGCAGGGCTAACTTAAGAAGTTATGGCAGATACCATAGAATATCTGTAAAACCTACTGGTAACTGGACAACAGCTATGGCGGTAGATGTAGACTTTAAACCCCAAGGAAATAGGTAATGTACAATAGTATTATTAATCGGGAGAAATATAATGGGAAGTTGTTATAACAAATATAACAGAGGTCAAGTGTATGGAGCTCCTAGCTTAACTAGCACTGGGTACCTACGATTACGAAACAGAGTTACTGGAAAATCAGAATTTATGCATAGGATAATATGGCAAGAACTTAATGGGGACATACCAGAAGGAATGGTAATCGACCATATAAATCATAATACAACTGATAATAGAATAGAAAACCTCCAATGTATTACATCAGCTAAAAACAGTCAAAGAATGAAAGTAGGTAGCGTTAGTAAGATTACAAGAAATCTAGCAAGACCTTATAGGGCATCTCGCTGGTTTAATTGTAAGAATAATTATTTAGGATATTTTGGAACTATTGGTGGAGCAATTATGGCGACCAATATGATGTTTATTGAAGGAGAGACATAATCTATAGAACTTTACCATATCAGGGTGGTGAGCCACGAGCTGTAGCAGAAGTGGTAAACAATAGCATGAACGGAAAGACTAATAACGTAGGCACAGTAACACTAACAGACTCTACAACTACCACAACCATTACTGATGAAAGATTAGGCTTTAATAGCGTGATTTTATTATCACCGCTTACGGCAAATGCAGCAGCACAGACACCTTATGTTTCTACTAAAGCAAAAGGTAGTGCGGTGATTACACATACCAGCGTTGTATCTACAGACCTAGATTTTGATTATATTATCGTAGGATAAGTGATAAAATAGAGCTTTCCCTACAGACATAAATTATGAAACTATATATTGTACCAACTAATCATGTACAGCAATATTGGCATTTAGCTGAACCATTATTACAGCTAGCATTAGACAAGGGTAATGGTGAGTTTACTGCTGACCAATTAAAACTATTAGTCATACAAGGACAACAACAACTGTTGATGTTGATGGATGAAGATAAATGCTATTGTGCCTTTACTGTGCAATGGATTAACTTTCCAAATGAACGAGTAGCTTATATCACCTATATGGGCGGAAGGAATACTAAAGCAGGCTTTGAAGATTTTAAAGTTTGGGTTAAAAATCATGGTGGAAACTGTATTCAAGGTTCTACTAAATACGAAAGTATAGTTAAGTTATTTAACAGGCTATACGGATATGAAAAGAAATATACGTTAATGGAACTTCGGATATAAAATTATAATAACTAATAAGGGAACAACTATGAAATTCTTACCAACCGCTTTTAAAATCTGGTTATTAAAACTACTCTATAAAGACATTGCGTCTTTAGGGTATGGTGGAGATACGGAACTCGCACATATAAATAAATGGGAATCTAATTTACTTATGGCTCATGGTGGTTCTGGGACTCTCAATGCCACAACTGGATTAAGAGAATACAAAGGTGGTAGTCCGCAACAACAAACAACTACATCTGAAATTGACCCAATGCTAAAACCCTATATAAGCTACGGGCTCGATGAAGCGAAAAACTTATACGAAGCAGGTGCTCCTGACTACTATCCTGGTGATACTTACATTCCTGCGTCATCTACTACTACATCTGCATTAGATGCTATTCAGTCAAGGGCATTGGGTGGAAATCCATTACTACCTGCAGCTCAAGCTCAACAATTAGGCTCTATACAAGGTGACTATTTATCAGCAGGTAATCCTTATTTTTCACAAATGATGTCATCAGCAGCAAAGCCAGTTATATCAGAATATAACAAAGCCACACAAAACCTTAATAGCACTGCATCACAAGCAGGAAGATATGGCTCAAATGCTCAAGCACAAATGCAATCAGATGCTACTACTAACCTAGCAGACGCATTAAGCCGACAAGGAGCTCAATTGGCATACCAAAACTACGGTCAAGAAAGAGGATTTCAAAACCAAGCAGTCGCTAACGCTCCACAATTAGCACAAGCTGATTACGGTGATATACAACAATTAATGAATGTTGGTAAAGTACAAGAGGACT